CCGTATCAAATAGGGTTTCGTTTACTAATGTTCCAGCTATGCGTTTTTCTGCTATCTCTGTTCCGCATAATGTCTCTCTTTGTTGCCAAAGCCATCTAAAGATTCCTGTGAGCCTATTGCTCGTAAATATTTGATAGCCGTTCTGAAATACGATTCCTTCAACTCAATCCCTATTGCACGCCTTCCAAGCTTTACAGCCATATACACCTCTGAACCGATGCCCATGAAAGGGGTAAATACAACTTCACCAGGATTAGAATACAGCTTTATACACCTTTCTATAGTCCCTAATTGTAGGGGGCATATATGTTTTTCATCTTCTGGATCTCTTGCGTGATAATATTGCAATGTTTCTGTCTCTTTGATGTCCGTCCAGATACCGTGGGCCCACTGTATCCATTTTTCATTGTCAAGTTCTCCATTTTTTACAGGCTGAATTGGTATTTTATTTTCACCTGGTTTTTTAAAAATTAATACCTGGTCAACCAGTGCTGGTCTTGAATGTGATGAATCTTTTTGCATCTGCACAAACAACAAGGCTTTTGATTTAACCCGTATAGCCTGGGCTTGTGGGTTTTTCTGTATAAAAATTCTTCCTGTGAAAATCCATCCGCATTCTTCATGTAAGGCGATAACTTTTCCGGGAAAATCTTTTAAACCTATATATCCATCTCGATTTGCCAGCGCAGGTATATCTGATGTATGAACACATGATAATCGCCCTGGTTTTGTAATGCGTAATACCTCTTCAACAATAAAACGATAATGCGTAAAAAATTCATCCCAATTTTTGCAGTTTCCTAAATCTCTATAAGAATTAGAATATACAAACAAATCTGCAAACGGGGGGCTATATATACTCATATCAATAGAATTATTCTCAATTTCTTTTATTCTGATGCAGGAATCACCAAGCATAGCAGTCCATTTGTGATTTGTGACAGTATCTTCTTTATAATCGTCTTTATGAACGTCTATTCCTTGTATTTCTCCTTTTTCATAATCTTTTAGTAATGAAATCATCTTCTCTTTTAACCTCCAAGCCTGATTGTCTTTTCGTTTAATATTTTCTAAAACTTCTCTCTCATATTCCGAAAGTATAATATAGCAATTCACAGGATTTTTTTGCCCAAATCTCCATTCTCTTCTAATTGCCTGATAATATGTTTCCCATGAGTCATTGATACCGAAAAAGACCATAGTATTAGCATTTTGAAAGTTCATACCAAAACCGCCTATCTTGGGTTTAGTAATCAATACCTTATATTTACCATCCTGAAAATCCTCAAAAGACCTTGCCTTATCTTCTGGAGAGTCTGACCCCTTAACCTCTACTGCAATATCACCAAAATACTTTTTTAAAGCAGCACTTTCTTTGTCAAGCCCACACCATACAATCAACTGCCCGTCAAAAGATATTTGCTTTAATCCTTCTAATTTTTGTTCAATTGTCTGCGTTCTAACCTGCAATCTATCCTCTATGCCTGACAGACCGATAAAGAATAATTTGTCTTCTGGTTTGTAATTGGTTTCAACAAAGATTGTCTTTATATTCAATGGTGGTAGATTGAAGCCTCCATCTTCATAGCCAAGGTCGGATGGCTTTGTCATTACAATAGTCCAGTTAGACAGCCATTTAAAAAATGCGTCTTCAGCATGATGTTTTAATCTCCATTCCTGACCGCCTTTATTACTTCCTTTTTTTATGATTGTTTTGTCGCCAATGATATATGTATGTTCTTTATTGGCATTGATAAAAAACATTGCAAGCATTTCTTGCATGGTGCATACATTTAAAAATTCTGCATGGTTCCCAAGTTCGATATAGTCATTAGGGGCAGGGGTAGCGGTGCAACACAATTTATATGGGATATGTCTGAATTTGTGGATTAATTTTTGTCTGATTTTCCCCGAGATTGATTTAATAATAGATGACTCATCAAGGATAATAGCTTCTACCTGTGAGCTATCAAAGTTATCTATCATTTCGTAATTTGTGATATTTATGCCCTCTGTAAGCTCATCTTGAGACCTCACATAAGCAACATCAATATTAATCTTTTTGCCTTCCCTGATTGTTTGTCTTGCAACAGATAAGGGGGCAAAAATTAAAGTAGGCTTGCCAATTATTCTTGCCCATTCAAGTTGTATAAATGTTTTTCCCAGGCCCGTATCAAGAAAAACAGCACATCTGCCTTTTTTAACAGCCCATCGGACAATATCTCTCTGAAAAGGAAACAGAACGGGATTGATTATTTCATTGTTTACGTCAAAACCAGCAGGTTTAATTGTTAATTCTTTCTGACTAAGGAATTTCTGATAATCCATATTCACCTCATCCCCCACAATATGGCTGTCGTAATCCCGCAGGCTGATAGCCAATAAAGAGCCCTCGGGTAATCTTTCTCCCATAAACAGGCAATCGTGATCACTCCGTATGCCACCAACAACGCCTTCATAAGCCATGTGGAAATCATACCCGCACCATCCTTGTCACCCAGAACGTAACTTCTTTTGCATACTGGGCTTTCAACTCATCTGGCAATTCATATCTTGTAGTCTTCCTTAATTTTCTTTCTATAAACCAGTGTCCCACCGTGAGCTTTTCCACCCCATCAAGCCTTGCCTTAATTTCTCTATCTAACTCATCATATTCTTTCATTATCTTTTTTAGTTCATCATATCTATCGAGTAGAGTCTCAAAATCAGTATCGTCTATGATCTTCATCTCTTTCCCGGCACGTTCAGGCAGGCAGATATGAACATACTCGCAGCCTTCACATATGGCATCGTTATCAACTGGTTCTGGTAGTGTTCCATTGACCACATGCTCATTGATCCTCTGGGCTTTTTTACAGAGGCTATCGGCAAGTTCCCAGTCCAAATCACACCATATTTCTTTCATCTGCCCCGTGGATTTGTTTTTGAAAATAAAGACCCCTCGCTCAATATTTGACATGAGCATATAAATATTTAATTGTGCAGGGTATTTTTGCATATAAACATATTTTGATTTTTTCATATCATTTATACTGTTTATGGCATTGAATACATAAGGCGATGCGCTTTTGATTTCCAAAGGGACGGCCTTACCATCTATAAGTATTTTTGCGTCTATATGCCCTGAGATATTGAAATCAGGGTAAAAGAAGGGGCGTTGTTGTTCAACAATCGTAAATCCAGCCTGTTTTAAATCTGTTAGGACAACATCCTCAAAGATGTTGCCCAGGTCAAAAACAAGCTGCAACCCTACACCATGGAGGGTCTTTTCTTGCCATTTCGTTCTTTCGTATACCAGATACCTCTCGCAAGGATGACCAAGCTGACTTGCTCTATTTGTATGGACAGGCATCTGTTTTATCTGTGCCTGCTTTGTCTCATAAATTTTTTCCACCAGCATTGTCCGCCTCCTTGAGGTCTCTTAATACACCCAAAGCCTTACCAATCCATTTTTCATTAATCCTATAATCCCCGTTTTCCTTTTTTCGCTTTACATCATTAATTCCAAAGGTATATGTCCTGTCGTCTTTTTCGAAGAATGAACATTGACGGCAGATTCTTTCCATCTCCTCTAAATCTTTTTCACAATACTGGGCAAGTTCATCAAGGAACTTATCTCTAATATCTTTTTCTTTTGATTCCTCTTTTTTGGGCTTTTCTGTCTCTTTATATTCAATCCGCCTTGTCTGGCTTTGAACAATGCCTGCCTGTTTTATATCTTCCCATGTGAGATTTCTAATGCCTAATAATCTTGTAATCCCATTTCCTATGCAATTGGTATAGGCCGCCTTCTTTACATCGCCCTTGTCTATCTCGCTGGGGGGGAGTTCATTTCTCTGCTTGTCATATCTCTTAAAAAACCCATCTTTGCTTGAACGTGTCCCTATCGCCTCAATGGTTACACCGCCAAGAGAGAAATATCCCTTGTAGGTGTAAGAAAAATGCCCGCCTTCTTCTACTTCAAAAAAAGGCTCATCAATACGCCATGAGATACCGAAAAGTCGGGCTATCTTTTCAGCCCCTGAAACTTGTAAGTATGGCTTACCACTTTGGTCAATCCAATCATATTGATTGGTTACCCTGAGAGCGATGTTCTTAATCTTATTGATTGCATTGATGCGACTTTCTGCCTGCTCTGCTATTGTTATAAGATCCTCTGATGCAATAGCAGGCGTGGATGATAGAACATCTAAATCGTTCATAAACCCTCCTTATTTTTTTATTTATTTGTTAGATTGTAATTGTTTATTGATCTCTCTATAAGCCATGCCCTATCTGACTTTATCCCCTCCTTGTATTCTTGATTTTCTACGATGCCATTAAGCAAGAATATCCAGAATAGTAAAAAAAGACAGAAGATGATTGCTGCACTTATGATATTTTTCATCTCTTCCCCTCCTTATTATTTTTTAAAAAACGCCTTGCCCTTTCCTCGGCATGGCGTTTTAAATCAATGACCTTCGGTATCGGCTGGTCTATGTGGAAATATGCCTTAATTTGTGCTATTTCCCTCCTTAATTCTCTTACTTCCTTTAATAGCTCTTGAATAACCTGCCCAGACGGGGATGAAGAAAGGAGGGCATCCCCGTCTTTTAATTGGGCAGTCAAGGAGGGGTTTGGGGAGTGGGTTGGCATTATAAAACTT